AAGCCTACGACGCAATGCGTAAGGACTGGGGCAAACTCGGCAAAGATGGGCGTAGAGTTTACGAACAGATGCGTGACTCGTACCGCAAACAGTACGAGAAGATGCGCGACGTTATCTACGGGAAACTCGACGATACCAAAGAACTGAGCGAGGAATCTCGCGACAAGCTGAAGAAGCAGGTGTATGCACGGTTGTTCGAAACCGGTACCATCGAGCCTTACTTCCCACTGACACGTTCTGGTGACTACTGGCTGTCCTACACTGCGGCAGACGGTGAGTTCTATGTTGAGGCGTTCCAAACGCGTCAGGCACGGGAGCGTGCGATGCTTGATCTGCGGAAAGACCCAGAGGTCAAGAACGTAGAGAAGTTCGTCAACATCAGCAATGTCAACTATGCCCGCGCACCCGAAGGTTCGTTCGTGAAAGAGACACTGCGTACCCTTGACGCAAACGGCGTAGACGCACAGGTGAAAGAAGAGATCATGCGGTTGTTCATCGAGACGCTGCCTGAAACATCTTTTGCCAAGGCGCTACAGCGTCGTAAAGGCACGAAGGGTTACGAAGAAGATGCTATCGACGCGTTCAAGACCAAAGCATTCGATCTTGGTCGGCAGGTGGAGCGGTTGCGGTATAGCTCTAAAATTCGTGAGTTTGAGGCCAACCTCGTTGAAGAAAACAAGGACGTGCTGACCGAAGAAAACCAGTACATTCTGGACGAGATCAATGCCCGTGCACAGTTCGCACGTAATCCACCCAAGGACGCACTGGCGCAGAACCTAAACCGCGGCGCGTTCCTGTTTACTCTGGGCTTCAACGTATCATCGGCTTTGGTTAACACCTCGCAGCTTCCTATGGTGGTCTACCCCATGCTGGCTGGTAAGCACGGCTACGGTGCGGCTGGTAAGGCAATCAGCAACGCTACGAAATTGTTTGCGAGCAGCGGCTTCAATCGCAAGAGCGATATGATCGCCCCCTTCGGCGACGAGCGGGACATTAAGGTCCGTGCTATGCCAAGTATCGACAACTACTTCGAGCTGGACGCAAACGGTGACTACGTAATTCGTAAGGACATAGAGCTGGACGACACAGTCCGCGCGCGAGTCGAAGAGATCAAGCCGCTGATGCAGTTGATGGCAGAGCGTGGGCACCTCAACCGGTCGCTTATCGCAGACACCCTCGGATTAGACGCGTCGGGCCGCAAGCGTAGCCCAGTTGATTATGTATCGTCGCTCGGTGCTACGTTCTTCCACAACGCCGAAGTCTTCAACCGGCAGGTCACTGCCATGACTGCGTACCAGCTGGAGCTGGAGCGCCTGAAAACCGCGGAGCCTTCTCTGTCCACTGCAGAACGGCAGCAGAAAGCAGCGGAGCAGGCACTATACGATTCGCAGATGATGAACGGTGGTTCAGTGCTTGAGACTGCGCCTCGGATCAGCCAACAGGGCATCGGGCGTGTGGCCATGATGTATAAGACCTACGGCATCCAGATGTACTACACGCTGCTGAAGACTGCACGAGATGGTATCGACGCTCATTTCGCTGGTGACAAAGAGATGCGTAACATGGCAGCGAAGCAGTTGGCTGGTGTTGTCGGCTCGACATTTGTTCTGGCCGGTGTTGTCGGCCTACCGTTCGCGCGTGAGATCATGCAGTTGATCGACTTGCCGTTCCTCGACGACGAAGAAGACGACGTTGAAACCGTGGTACGCAAAGCAATCGGCGAAGGTGCATACAAAGGCCCTCTGACTGCTATGTTGGGTGTTGACCTGTCAAGCCGTATTGGTCTGTCTGGTTTGATCCTGCAGGCTAATCGTTTCAACAGTGATCCGTCACCAGAAGAAAGCCTGCTATACTACGCAGGTGGCCCTGCATGGAGTACCATTTCCTCGGTAATCCGTGGTATCGACGATATGAAGCAAGGTGAGATCGAGCGTGGATTTGAGGCTATGATGCCATCTGGTTTGCGGAACGCGTATCAAGCGGTGTTCCGCTTCCCCCGTGACGAGGGCATCCTGACGCGTCGTGGTGATCCAATCGTTGATGACTTGTCCTTCGGCGAACTTGCAGCCAAGGCTATCGGCTTTGCCCCTGCCGAGTACACCCGTACGCAGGAGATGAACCAGCAAACCAAACGGATCGACCGTGCGGTCAATGCACAGCGTACCCGCCTGCTACGTCAATATTACGTCGCGCTACGTATGGGGGACAGTGACGAAAGTCGTGCGGTTCTAGGGCGTATTGAAGAGTTCAATCGTCGGCATCCATCCGCGGGTATATCTCGGGATTCAATGCGCCGCTCGATACGTCAGCATATGGAGACTTCGGCTACCATGTATAACGGCGTAACTCTCAGCCCAAACATGCGCCGTGTGCTGTCACAGAGTCGAGATGAGTGGGATCAGGGGTGGCAGCTCTTCTAAGAAAAAAGCCCCCGCGCGTAGCGGGGGCAATCACAGGGAGAGGAGAACATGTATGAGCAAAAACATGTCTGCTCGTAAGTTATCATAAAACTCTCCACATTCGTACCCCAAATCGTCCGTCTTCGATGCGTGGGTGGGCCTGCACGTCCCACCCCTTCGTTTTAGCTATTTTAGCTATTTGTTTCTTGGCTTCTTCTGTGTTGATGCAGGGGATAAACGCCGACGCACCGACCACCATCTCGTCCCACTTCACGATAATGCGAACACCGTCTGGGTGCAGGTCATCAGTCTTCGGTATTGCTTTCATCTGCGCCCCCATGCTCCAGTTCAAAGTTAACCTCGATAACATCAGCCGCTGGTAGGTTGAGGTTCGTGCCCTTGGTGATACGCATCTTGCGCTTCACTGCGCCCTTATCCTTAACAAGATCACCGATGCAGGCGGTGTAGTCGATCTGCTGCTCGATGCACCAACGCTTGAACGGCTTGACCAGAATGAACGCCTTCTTGGTGTCTGTCTCGTACCGCGCAACCAACTTGGTGCGTGGGTTCATCTCAGGGATAACCAGAGACTCGATACCGTCTTGCGTCGTGCCACGCAGATCGCTTGTGCTCTTGATCGACAGAATGTTGCCGTTGTGCTCGGCGAAGAAGTCCGCAAGTATCTGGCTCGACGATGCCGACATGTCCTGCACGACAGTCTGGTTGTACTTGATAAGTTGTACAGCGAAGTTGAACACCGCCTTCATGTCGTAATTCAGTAGGCCGATCTTGTTAGCCACGATCCCTGCAGTCAGCGATTTCGTGATGTACTCCGACCAGAAACGATCAGAGGGCGTCAGTTTACATGTCTCGTCCACACGAGCGCGCACCTTGTCCTCGATAGCTTGGATGGCCTCTTTGTTGTTCATGTAATACTGCACAAAAATCACACCCGCGTGTCCGTAGTGCTTCTTGGCGCGGTGCGAGAACTCATCTGTCATCTTCTTATCGCCGGTGCCATCGAAGAACTTATCGACGCGCGCTTCAAGCACCCGTAGGGCCTCCGCTTTCGGCGTATTTTTGTACAACGAAATCTTCTCGATGAGGCTCATCTGACCTGTGGACAGTGCAAGGAACCGCCATGCCCCACCGCGTACGCGTTCCACGTTTGACCCACCAGACATACGGTTACGCTGCGATCCTTCGGTAATGCCGTAGGCTGTGTCAGATGCTAGCTTTGGCGGTGTGTTTGTAATCTCGTCGGTGCAGAAGGGCAGGTTCTTGTAGACCTCGGCGCGGTTCATGCGTGAGTTAATCGAGTCCCGCTCTTTCAGGATAAGTTCTTCTGGGTCGCCCCACGGCGTCAGGGCCATGTTCATTGCGGTCGTCTTGCCCAGACCAGAATCTTTACTGTGCATGTGCAGAAGACAGCCATACAAGAAAGATGTCCGCATCAACACACTGCCGAAACCGGCGCACACCACAAGCTGATACAGCTCCATGCCCTTCTTGTTGAAGAACTCCGCGTTCTCTTTCCAACCCTCTAACGTGCCCCTCGGCGTAAAGAACGGGAAGGCAAACGCCGTTGCCGACGATGCAGGGTTAAAGTCAATACGGTCAGGGAATATCTCCCGATCACCGAGAATAAATGAGGTGCCCTCGTCGTCCGACCACCCGAACTGAACGTGAGCGATGTCTGCTGCGCCTTGATACTGCAATTCTTCGATCCACTTGATACTATACGTCATCAATGCCTCCACGGTATTACCCCATGCAGTGACACCTTTGGACGCGATGGCTTTCCTAAACTCTTCCTTCGATGTCACTGAAATCTGCGGGACAGTGAACTCTCTTACCCCGTCTCTTGGCAGGTGCAGACGGAACACCAACAGGTCTTGTTCGCCATCAGTAACACGCCGAACAATGTACAAGTCATTATGATATATGCACTTGTCCTCTACTTCTCCATCGGCGTTCTCGGTTTTGATATACACGCCGCCGTTGGCCCCACGGAAATAGGGTCGTGGGTAGGACGGGATAACGTACGTTTCTGGCTCTGCATCAGACGTTGCTGCGGGTAGCTCGATTACGTTATCTTCTTCTGATGCTTCTTTAGTGCGCGCGCCGAGAGAGATAGGCGACTTGATCTTGCCCCACAGGGGGCAATGGATGCACACATCGGGATTGTATTCGTCGAACGTGCTGCACAGGTACGGACCCTTGATGCGGTCCATCTTGTTGTACATCTCGTCTGGTGTGAAGTCAGGGTGCCCTTCCGATATTCGCACAGCTGCTTTGTCTGCGTCGACGCAATGCTTCGCAATCGACAGCCCCGCGCGCCACATCGGCTCCGACATTGTTGACTGGTTCTTGTAGATGTAGGCCAGCTGCGCACAGCCCTTGCCCTTCCCAGTCTTCACCATGATGTCTTTGAAGTAATTCTCGCGGTTCCCCATCAGTGCGTCGAGCACTGCACTGCTCCCACCCATCGGCGTAAACTTCTTGGGAACTGGTATCGGGTCAGCACCGAGCAGCTCAGAGAACGCGTCGAAGTCGACCGCCTCAATGGCTTCGGTGTTCAATACCTTAACTTCTTTAGGTGGGGTGTCTTTGTGGTTATGGGTACCGGGCACACGTAAGATACGCGCGATGTCCGCGGTCACAGCGGGGTCGGCCTCGAACCCGTGCTTCGCACATAATGCCTTAAGACGTTCTGCTACAGGCTCCCACTCCGACGTCGAAACATCTTCGGTCAGCGGCCAGTACACATGCACCCCACGCCCAGAACTTACCATGATTGGTCTTGGTAGCTTTAACGTCTTACAGAATTTGCGCAGTTCTTTGATCGCTGTAAGCTGATCTGGAAACTCTTTACTAGGTCCACAGTCGAGGTCCATGAAGAAGGACCGCATCTTGATGGCGTCTTCCTTCTTACGTGATCCCGCTTCGCCGAAAGTAGCCAGTGCAAAGTACGCATCATAGCCGTTCGCGTCGAAGTCATGCGCCGCGTCAATAACGTGGTCGATGCTGTCGTAGAATTTTTGTTTGCGCTGCCCTGTCTTGTTGGCCGCAAATACGCAGTACCAACCTTCGTGGGCCACTACGCTTTGTAGAAATCTTTTTATTTGCATTGCTCTTGCCCATGAAAGAAAAGCCGTGGCCTGTTACAGCCACGGCACCCAAATTACTCGTCGTCGTCCCACGCATCGACGAGATCACCAAGGTCGTCGTCTGAGGCTTTTACCTCTTCTTTTTTGTTGACCTTCTTGGGTTCTTCCACAGGTGCATCATCCGCCTCGACGGGTGCTGCTTTCTCCAACACGTTGTTGGACTTCTTCGCTGCAGGCTCTGCCTTCTTCACGTTGTCTGACTGCGACACAGACATGGTGATAGCTTTCTGCACGTCTGGATGTTCGCGCAGCTCGATAACTTCTTTCAACTCGCTCTCTTCCAACGGACGTGCCGCCTTGAAGAACAGCTTCGGTACGTCGCTGTTTTCGTCGAAGTACATCTCGGTCACGACAGCAGAGGGCGGTGCCTTGTGCGCGTTCAGATAGTTTGCGTACGCCTGCATTGGCATCTTACCATCCACGGCTTTGCCGAACACAGAGATAGCCGACAGCTGTGCTTGATACACTTTGTCGTACTGGCCCTCGATCGCTACGGCGATACGCTGTGCGTAACGGCAAGCGCGTGTGTCACCTTGGCCCGAACCACGGACGTTCATTGGACAGTCACCACAGCGAGATGCTTGGCGTTGCTCCGCAGGTACATCAGGTGCAGGGGTTTGTGTGTCAGCGGACCAACATGTCGGACCCGATGGGTTCTCTGGATCGTATGTCCCTGCGTAGTAGGAACGAGACACCTTGGCTGCGTCCAAGATCACGACGTTCAGCGAACCGCTGTTGTTCACGTTGACTTGTTCACCGCCAACCAACTCACGGAAGCGTCCACCACGGAAGCTGATACGGCGCATACCGCCGCCACCTGCACCACCTGCCAAGTTATCGGCAGTGGACTGCAACGACTTGAACAGATCGCTGCTAACAAGGCTATTGCCCTTGAAGAGTTCTAAATCACTCATGTTGTGTTCTCCTTACACATCTTCGTCAGCGTCGAAATCAAATTCTAGCTGCTCTTCTTCCGCGTCATCTGACGCTACCAACACAGAACCAACGGCGCCTTCTGCGGACACTGCTGCTTGCTCCTGTGGTGACTCTATCGCCTTGCGCATGTCTGTTAGGGCAGCTGCTACGGCATCTCGGTTGAACCGATACGTATTGCCAAGACCGATGTAGGTGTTCTCGGGGATGTGCCCCTGACGCACCCACGCACGGATTGTTGAGACCGACACATGAAAATATTGTGCTAGGTTCTCAATGGTTACGAACGGGCTTTTTTCCTCAGTCATTTCTTCCTCACTGATATTGCGTACTCAGAATCCACGTTAAGCCCCGGAGGTAGTAGGTCGGGGTTTTCTTCGAGGAACTGCTTTACGTTTGTCTGGTTCAGACGTTTATCCAGAAACTCAGGCACCTCGTGCTCAAGAATAAACTTGTGCATGGATTCCCAGTCGCTAGTCCAATAACGCTTCTTGACCGTGCGGTAGAACAGCCCTTCTGTAGTGCGAACACTTTCGACGTTGTGTTCATTGCAGTGGTCAAGCAGCGCGCGTTTAATCCTGTCCTGCTGATCTTTTAGCGCGTCGTCCTCTTCTTTAAACTTGGCCGACAGCTCCGCACGTTTGTCTCTTATTTTGATGTACGTACGAGTCAGTTTTTCAACAGGAATGTTTTCATTGCTCATAACATTCTCCTTTGGTTAGACCTTACATCTACTATCAAACAATACCCTAGTCAAGTATTTGTTTGTATAAGTCGATGATTTGTGAGTGTACGTTAATTCTGTTGTTAAGTAATGCGTACACATGTTTTTCTACAGCAGAACCTTGTAGTTGGATCACTGTACAGGGGTGACGTTGGCCCGACCGATGCACGCGCGCATTGGCTTGAGCGTATGTCTCCAGAGAGGAAGTCGGCCCCCACCATACAACAGTGTTCGCTGCCGTTAAAGTCACACCATGTGCTGCCGATTGGGGCTGGATCACCAATATCTTGGGGTTGGGCTGTTCTTGGAAGCGTTTGAATATCTCCGTGCGCTTCGATGCGGACACGTCTCCGCGAATCACTTCGGCGGTCAGTCCGTCCTTGCGCAGCTTCTCCGTCAAGATGTCGATCGTGTGCTTGAACGGGACAAACACCAACACCTTCTGGCTGCTCTCGTCGATAACTTCTTTCAGCACGTTGTAGCGGTTCTTGATGTCGAACTCTAACGTGTCTCCGTCGTCGGTATAGACCGCACCTGCACTGATCTGTAGTAGCTTGTTCATGGCGATGGCTGCGTTCGCTGCCGTGACTTCCTCGCCTGCTGCTTCCATGACGAGGCGGTTCTTGAGCAGCTCGTAGTATTTCTTCTGTTGACGTGTCATCTCGACTTCACGCTTCACGTAGGTCATGTCGGGCAGGTCGAGGCACTCGTCTTTGGTGAACCTGATGGCAGGCTGCAGCGCGTTATACACGGTGTTGGTGGCGCTCTCTTTTGGTATCCACTTGAACTGCGTAATCTTACGCATCACTTGGTCGCGGAATGAACCGAAGAACCGTGGCACACCCGTCGGGTTCACTAGCTTGGCGATACCATACGCATCGAGGGGCGACTGTGCAGCGGGTGTACCCGTCATCATCCAGAGCCATGTGTCCTCAGTCACCAACCGGTTCAAGCACTTCCAACGTTTACTCTGTGCGTTCTTATAGGCTGTCGCTTCGTCCACGATGATAAGGTCGAAGCCACCGTTGCGTATCTCCTCCTCGACGATCTCTACGCCATCGAAGTTAATGATGATGAACTCGGCACCGCCGTTGATGATCTTCTTGCGCTTGTCGGCAGAGCCGTGGGCTACGTCCACCGTGCGGTGCATCGCTACGTCGAACAGGTCAGCGCGCCACGCCGCATCCATAATGGACAGGGGGCAGATAACGAGTGCCCGTCGCACCTTGCGCTGCTGCATCAGGAAGTCCGCTGCCCAGATAGCCGAGGCGGTCTTGCCCGTGCCCTGCTCGTTGAAGCAGAACGCCTTGCGGTGCAGGGTTAGGAACTCCGCTGTGGTCTTCTGGTGGTCCATGGGCTTGAAGCGCCCAGACCATGTGTATCGCTTTGTAATCGGCGATGGTGCCTTCACACCCATACTACGCAGGGTGTGTACCTCGTCTACACCCCAGCTAACTGCCACCTCGTGTGGGCCAGTCGCCTTGCTCTTTGGGATGGTTTGAAGGATGCGGTTTGGA